TTAAACCCCTTTTAAAGCCCTTTGAATCCTCTCTCCAATCCATTGCATAACAGGAACCGGCATTGAGTTTCCGAGCGCTTTATAACGATGTCGCGGCGATGAGTTGCGCCACGGAATATCTGTATAACCAGTCGGAAATCCCTGTAGCCTTTCACATTCCGTTGGCGTGAGTCGTCGGACTCTCAGGCGTGGATGTTGTTCCACTATCAGACCGCCACGCATTTTCATGTCCTGACTGGTTGTACCGTCATAGCCAGCAATCAGCGTTCCGGCAGTGTCAGGGATGGCGTCAAAACAGTATCTATGGCGTTCTCTTTCAATGCCTGAATAAGCACTGGATGCGGATTTTTTCTGCCTTCCGTAATAGTTCTCAGTGCGCGGCGGCACAGTCGGGAACTCAAATAATATCGCTCCGGGGTCAAATTCTGGTCGAGCACTTGCCATAACAAACACTCTCTTACGTGACTGGGCGACTCCGAAAAATTCGGCGTTGAGGGTTCGCCAGACAACGGTACGCGATGGTCCAGACACAGCACCAGCGTTTGCCCACCGTTTCCCTGCTGGCTGTAATGGGCGACGTTCCCCGGCCAGCGCACCGAGAAAATGACCGAATGCATTGTCATGGCTGTTTAATACTCCCGTTACGTTTTCCCATACGATGATTGATGGCTGTTTACCTTGCTCCTGGCGAGTTTTATCAATCCGGTCTGCCAGTTGAACAAAGGCGAGCGTAAGCTGGCCGCGAGGGTCTTTTAATCCCTGGCGCTTGCCCGACAAGCTGTAAGCCTGGCAGGGTGTGCCACCTACCAGGATATCAGGGGCCGGAACGTCGCCTGACTGGATGCGTGCTGCTATCTGGGTCATGTCGCCCAGGTTCGGGACTGATGACCAGTGATGCGCCAGAACAGCACAGGGGAAAGGCTCTATTTCACTGAACCAGGTGGCGTTCCAGCCGAGCGGATGCCAGGCGACGGAAGCAGCCTCTATACCGCTGCAAACTGAACCATAGGTGATGGGGTTATCGGGTGGAATGTGTTGCTGTTTGTTCCCCACAGGCGTGATTCCTTGTGTATGTGGGGTGCTCGCTGGCGCTCGGTGAGGTGATTATGTTGAGTGTTTTACAGCGCGGGCATTTGACCTCAATGAAGTCAAAACTGGCTCTTGCGAGCAGTTTATTACAATGCCGGCATCTTACGTTATGTGGCATTTATTGTTGCCTCCTGTGTTGCCACTGGAGGTATCAGTATAACCTATCGATCGATAAAAACGATCGATATGATTTATTTAATACATATAACCAATATACCGCAGTATTGATTAGTTATAGATTTTTGGAATGGTTTACATAGATAAAAGGAATGGCAATGCGCGTAAGTTGATCTTTTTATTTGACTTTTTGGTCTGGAGGGATAAGATCGCGCGTATATGTAGTGCCTGGATGAATGTACAGATACTAGATATAAGGATGCCCGGCAGTGCGACCTGCCGGGCGAGGTAAAATCTGCATCAATGCGGTACTACGAGCTCGTTTCATATCCTAAGATACTTAACGGTCTCCTGTAAAGCAGCGATGTGTAAAAAAGGAGATCTTTATCATGGATAAAGAAGCTCGTCTTTGCCCTTCCTGTCATGAACAGATGACACCCATCTTTCGTGGTTCATTCACCAAAAAGGAAAAACTTACCGCCCCAAAAAGGCGGCAAGCTTTCCGATTTGGCTCTGTCCGAAGTGTTCACCAGTAGGAGAGAGTCACTAATAACCCACTCCAGCCTTATTGGCTGGAGTTTTTCTATTATACATCCCCCGACCGAATAACCTCACTGCCCAATACATAATTGTGCGTTTCCAGCGTGGCACGCCCAGCACTGTCATACCGTCGAGAAATATCAGGTCGGCTTCTTTCTTCGTGCGTAGCGCGTTGTCGTACATATAGTCGTGAATTATTGCAGCCTTAGCGTATTTGCCGTCTGGCGGTAACAGTATCCAGAAGATGCGCGGCACTGTCGCAAGGTCAGTGATGAAGCCAGCAGGAACTTCGATCACATCGCTGTTGTCGTCGCTGAGGTAAAAGGCGAACGGCTCGTATACGCGCCACAAATAATGGTCGAGCATTTCCAGAATTGCCGGAGTTGTGAATCTGCTCATGGTTTTTTATCTGCTGAGTATGAAATAAGAAAGGTGACTTATAAGAGAGTGTTCCATTGACTACCGTATTGTCGGGTACAGAAATGTACCCGTTTTTTTGGGGTATCACCAGCGTTTGATGAACGGCTTAAACGCACCGTCGTTTACTCTGGTGCGGGTATACAGACTGCCATCTGCCATAAACAGGATTTGCGTTATCCACTCTTTTACGCTCCCCACTGGCGGCACTGTTCGCTGTCCGTCATTACCGGCGCCGAATGAATCAAGCGTCTGCACCATGCCGTAAGCCTGGTTGCCGGATTGTGGATTGCCCTGCGTGTCCGGGGTGACGAACATATATCCAACCATTGCTGCGTCCAGATTTTCACATGCAGGCGCATCGTCGGCATGAAACAGTCCAAAACGGCCTGCCAGATTTGGTCTTATCGCTGTTGTCTGCCCGGACTGTTCGCCCAGTGTGTTTGCGTTCGTTATTATCATGCCTGACTCCATCTTTTCATCCATTTACCCCAGCCTGTCAGCCAGATACCGCCCCGCGAATAGAGCGAGCCATTTGTTGCGTAGAACAACTGATACGTCACCTCGCCCCGCTCCAGAACGGCGGGGATATAGCGCCTGCCAGTCTGTCCGGTGCCCTTTGATGATATCGTCCAGACCGTACCCCACGGCCAGCCAGGGTCTGCAACGTTGGGCACTTTATCTGTACAGCGTGTGAAGCCCATTAGCGCGGTGTTGAAGTCTGTTACAACCTCCATTGGGCCTGCCGGGATTGAGCCGAATAACCCGGCTATTGCCAGTGGGTCGATATCCGGTAGTTGCGGGGGCTGTCGGAGTTGTGGGGGTGGGGATTTGATATAGATAGCCATGATGTTTCACCAGATCGTCAGGATAAGCGCCACGCCTGGAGCAGGAGTTCTGGCCCAGGCAATATCACCCGCTGTAATAGTGAGAGTCTGGTTCTCAAACAATAATGCCGGCGCGTCGGGCGCTGGTTTGGCTGGGCTGTTGCAGATAGCCATTTCCCCACGAAACTGTATAACCTCATCTTTGGTGCCATCAGTGATTTGCACCCATTCATTGGTTATCATCAGGTTTTTTGTTGTCATAAGGTCAGCCCATATTAGAAAAATATCATTGGGTATTATGGCTGCGCAGTAACTGCGTTGTGGTTTGCGGTAAATCAGTAAATTCAGGGGTGGAGTATTTATATATCGTGGACAATGAAACATTATAAACGATTGATAACTGTTTTCGTGAATAACCACTCTTAATTAATCGTCTTAATTGCGCTATTTCATCGGGGGAAAGTGCCGGACGTCGGCCGCCGATGCGGCCCTGCGCGCGTGCAGCCGCGAGACCGGCATTTGTGCGTTCTACTATGAGTTCGCGCTCCATCTCAGCCAGGGCGCTCATGATGTGGAAAAAGAAGCGGCCCATCGAGGTGCTGGTGTCGATACTGTCGGTGAGACTTTGAAAGTGGACGCCGCGCTCGTGCAGTTCTGAGATGAGGGCGACAAGATTTTTAACGCTGCGGCCTAGTCTGTCCAGTTTCCAGACAACGAGCGTATCGCCGGTTTTAAGTGCCTTTAAAGCGCGTTTTAAGCCGGGCCTGTTGGCTTTAGTACCGCTCATTTTGTCGTCAAATATCTGTTCACATTCTGCGCGAACGAGGGCATCTCGCTGTAAATCGGTGTTCTGGTCATTTGTTGACACACGGATATAGCCAATTTTTGCCATTTTTAACCCTGTTTAATCTGTTGTGGGGTTGGGGAAATGGCATTTTTATCGCTATGGGGGATCGGGTAAAACGTTGGTTTAAAAGAAACGCTCAATCCGACAAAACGCGTCAGTATCGGTAGCATAGGAACCGGTGCTTTTGACGGCAGCACACCGAGCATCAATATCGGCGACAGTGACAGCGGATTTATCGGCAGTGCGGATGGTGTTATCGATATTTACTGCAATAACGCCAAAGTGGGTTATATCGATAACGCCGGGCTGCATATGCTCGCCGATATTTTCACTACTGGCTCACTTCATGCTGGTGCCAATACTATCGCCGCTGACGGCAATATTTACGGCACTCTATGGGGGGGCTGGCTGAACAACTGGCTTAACAGCCAGCTCACCGCCCGCGACAATAACATCAATACCCGCGCTACATGGGACTGGGTGAATCAGCATTTTGTACAGGATGTTCGCCTGACTGCTCCCGTTGAGTACAGTGAGCGCGGATTAAATGAACGGGTATGGGGCGGCGTCATGACGTCATGGGCCGATTATGGAGGCTCCAATTACCATATCAAGTGGCGCTTATTGCAAAAATTAATCAACGGCCAGTGGCTAACAGTCGCTTATGCGTGAGGAAAAGATGCAGAACATTAAAAATTTTACCCGTGGTAATCCGAAGACCCCGGAGCAACTGGCGCTGGCGAACCGTCACCGCGTTATGTTTCTGTTTTCCGAGGATGGGCAGGAGTGGTATGAATGCCAGAAACAGTTTGCGCCCGACACGATTAAAATAGCCTATGATGCTGACGGCATTATCCGCAGTCTCAGCCGGGATGTTTCCGCCCTGTGGCCGGATGGCCTCAGCGTGGCCGAAGTGCCCGACACCACCGCCAACCGCCAGGCGGATACCAGCGGGCGCTGGGGTTTTGATGGCACAACTGTCATTGACCTAATGACCCCGGACAAAGCGCGTGAACAAAAAAACCGAGAGATTGATACCTGGCGCAATACGCAGGAAAACGGCGATATAACGTTTACCTGGAATAATCATTCATGGGATGCCAGCAAGGCGTCACAGGACAGATTGACCCCGGTTCTGGTCGTGGCAAAGTCCGGCCAGCTACCGGAAGACTTCTTCTGGACAGATGCGAATAATAACGATGTTCCCGTGACGAAAGATGACCTGACGGCCATTGACGCCGGGATGACGCAGGCAATGGTGACTCAGGGCTTTAAAATTCACGAACGCCAGCGGCAGATGAAAAAGGATATCGCCGGACTAACGACCGTCAGTGATATTTTAAATTATTCCGTAAGCTGGCCGGATAATAGCGGTAATTAAATAAAACAATGCCCGGATTACCGGGCATTATTATATCGGAGTTATTTTGTTGGGATATCCGGCCAACCGATTTTGTAATCCAGAATTGCTTTTACATCAGTCAGCTTGTCGATTTCCTCTTTCATTTCCCGTTGTCGCATGTGGATTTTTAGCCCCATAGTAAACATCGCCTGGTCGATAGCGTCACTGAGGTTCAATAATTCGCCTGCAGACATTGGTACGTCGTTGTTATCGGCGTCCGTCCAGATAAAACCGGCTGGCAGCTTGTTGGTCTTTGCCATCTGAATGGAGAGGCTTAATCGCTCCTGCGTCGCTTTGCCGTAGTCCCAGTTGTGATTGTTAAACTGAAATACGTAATTCGCGTTTTCCTGCGTATTGCGCCAGCGGTTAATCTCAGCGTGTTTTTGACTACGGGCGTCTTCAATATCCGGTAGCGGGATATCCACCCAACAGGGCAGATTGTCACTACCGGCTGCGCGTTCCTTGTCTTCGGGCGGGTGATTACCGGCGAACTCCAGCCAGACATCATCACTGACTTCAACAGTATCATCCGGGAATGTCCCGGCATCGATATAAACCTGTTTCAGTTCGTCAGGGTAAAACGTGTTTTGTGTGGGGCTGTAGTGATACATATTAATGTCCTATCGCTATCCAGGCTGTACTCCACCAGTGATCGGTTGTAACTGTTAGCTGGGAATTGTTTAACAGACTGGCGGAGTTTGACCAGTCATCGTTACCCATATCCAGCGTACCGGCTACCCAACCCAGCGACCAAAGACCCGCGTTCGGGAATGGGATCGGAAGGTTGACGACGGATTTATTCAGGTTCCCGGCAGCTATCCCCCACTGAATAATCAGTCCGGTAGACGCATCCTTAAACCAGCCGTTAGTCGCAAGGCTGGCGGTATTCTTTCGGCTGAGATTGTTATTAATCCAGTCATTCAGCCAGCCACCCCAGAGCGAACCGTAAATATTGCCGTCAGTGGCGACAGTAGCATCACCAGAATGAAGCGCAGTGTGGGCCATGATCCTGCCATTGACCTCAAACAAGATTGAACCATCAGTATTTCGCTGGCTGAATAAATGCCACCCTTGATCATCGCCCAGTTCAATCACTGTGGGTCTGTTAGCGTCACCCCATAAATTGAACGTGGCGCTCTGTGTTGAATTGTTATTGGACTGAATAGCAAGCTTCTTACTGCCGCCTGCACGGACTGCGTATGGTACATAAAGGACGCTGTCTTTACCTAAAACAAAATCCCCGGAACCATCAGCGCCATTGTTGATGTGAATACCCGTATCATCTTTGTCCTTATAGATATAAGCGCGTACTGAACCGTCTGCATTCTGGATAATGATGTGTCTGCGTTCGTCACTTTGTAGTACAAGGTCATGGTTAGTAGCAATGCCCGCGAGCATGTGCAGCCCGGCGTTATCGATATAACCCACTTTGGCGTTATTGCAGTAAATATCGATAACACCATCCGCACTGCCGATAAATCCGCTGTCACTGTCGCCGATATTGATGCTCGGTGTGCTGCCGTCAAAAGCACCGGTTCCTATGCTACCGATACTGACGCGTTTTGTCGGATTGAGCGTTTCTTTTAAACCAACGTTTTTGATAAAGCCTGGTTTGTCCGGGATATCTGCGCCGTTCTGGTCTTTTTGCATTGCGCCAGTGATGCGGCTGTCGTCTCCTGCGGCCACTGTTCCTGGCGTGGTGCCAACATTGCGGGTGGCGCTGTTGCCGAGCTGGAGGGCAGTACGGGCTTTCGCTTTATCAGGCACATCGTTCAGGTTCTGGTCTTTTGCCAGTGCGTTAACGTCTGCCGGGCCGAGGCTGTCTTTGGTGGCAAGTCTCCCCAGCCCAAGATGACCGCGCGCAGCGGCCTGAGCCTCAACGCCGGCATCGAAGATTTCTTTCAGGTTGTTTGCCTGCGTGTAGGCATTTGCCGTGATAATGGCCTTAATGGACAGGGTAAGCTGGTTTAGTTTTCCTTTGTCCGGCTTTATTCCGGCTTCGCTCAGAATATTCAGTAATTCCGCCTGCAGGATATTCAGCCAGTCCTGACCAATCCAGCTTATACCTTTATTTTTATCGCCCTCGGTAAACCAGGTGGGCGTATTACTTTGCGCCGGCGATAACGGCGGCATGTTAGGTGAACCGGAATTGTTGTCAATGTAATACATGGTGACCTCTAATTATCGTGCGACTGACTGCTTTCATAGACGTAACGAAACGTCTGCCACGCTGGTTTATAACGGTTCAGAATGCATTCGAGCGCGCTGGCGTCATAAATACGCAGCGGCGTTAAAATATTGTCCAGTACGTTCATATGCCTGTAGCCGATAGTGGTTCTGACATTGATGATGCTTATCCACTGCGACTCCGGGGACGGCTGGATATCGATATCAAACCCAAAACCGGCGGCGAGCTGGATATAAAACTCACGGTTGAGCGAGGGTTTCATCTGGTACTTGTTGCCGGCATAGCTCTGGCGTTCCTGCAGGCTGGCCCCGGTCATGTCGCATTCCGGCAGTCCCAGAAAGCGCTCCCAGTCATCCAGCAGCAGGCGCGAGCGGTCCGGGAATCGCTCATCGAGCAGTTGCTGCCCTGTCCAGTCCACGCGGGCCGTGGACTGACTCAAACCCAGACACAACGCAGCCAGTGTGGAATCCGGCGCTTTATTCCACGCCAGCCCGTCAGGGAGCAACTGGAGGAGTGCGCGCTGGTGCGGGGTCAGGGTCATTGCCTGCGTTACAGCCATGTGATATCCCCCACAGTCAGCAACTCCATCGCGCCGGCGCTGACAGACTCCAGCGGCGACCTGAGTTCGAAGTCATCGAGCGCTTTTACACTGGCAACAGCCCGCCAGAACGCCGATGGCAGAATAATCCCGCCAGGCTTCGCTTCGTTATAGAGCAAATCAACCAGCGACTGCCTGACCGCCACCTGGTTCTCCGGCGTGTTGGGCGCAATCTTTATCTGAAATGGCACAGGGTGATTGGCGAGTTTAAAGGTCTTCACCACCGGCCCCAGCGGCTGGCCGACCGGTTTACCCGTCGCCGGGTCAGGGTGCGATTTGATGTACTCCGCCACGCGGGCCACATCACCCTCACCGGGGAAAATATCCGGGTTATTGTCCAGGACGAACGTCACTCCCAGACTGCCCGCCTGCGGCCACTCCGGCAGACACCAGGCGCGGGTCACGCCCGGCACTTCGCGCGCCCAGCGCTCAAAGTCGTATTTTGTGCCGCCTGACGGCGGGTACTGCACGCGAAACACCAGACGGGAAAGCAACTCGGATAATGATTCCACGTCTGCGCCGCCGGTAATCCCTGACCCGGTGACGGTGGCCGTCTGCACAATCCCCGCCTGCGGGGTGATAAACGTCAGCGGCGTACCCGCCGGCGCGTTGCCGGCAGCGCCGGCGTCAACCGCCTCCAGGTCAACCTCCAGCGTACCCGCACCGGCATTTTTTGACGCGGTGATACGGTAAACCACACCGTCGCCGCGCTGGAGCTGCACGCCGGCATCAGCGGTGGCCGTATCGGTCAGGGTCAACTGAACCGGACCGCCGGCGCGTGAAGCCGGCTTGCGGACAATGCCCCACCAGGCGCAGTGTTTCAGCAGTTCGGCCTCGTCGGCGTCCGACGGGATAATCTGGCGGGCAATCCAGGCAAGATGCTCATGCTCCTGGGCGGACAGTCCCGCCTGGGCGTAACCGATGGCGTGCAACGTGGTTTCATCCAGGCCCGGCAGGGTGCCTTCCAGTCGCTGGCTGATATCCTGCTGCGTCTGGTTAATCAGTTGCGCCAGGGGCGCGGGTTGATACGGCATTTAAACCCCCTGCAAATCCGCTTCAAAGGCCATCGGGCGACGTGCGCCGTCAGGCATAACCAGTAATACCGAAAGCTGCAGGCGGTCATGTGCCACGCGCGCAGCCGTACAGGTGACAGACTTCACCAGCCCCGCCGGCTTCAGCCAGGCCAGCGCTTCGTCCGCATAGGCCGCCGCTCTTTCCACAACTGCCGGCAGCGTTTTTTCGCGGTTCAGCAGCCACAGGCGCGAGCCGATGGGCCGTTTGCGAAAACTGTCCGCCCACCATCCGCGCCGGTCTGTGGTGCCGTCCGGTATCGGGTCAGACGGCTGCGCCCGGCGGTCAGTAAAAAGAGAGATAACAACGGCAGTTTCAATACTGTTATCCGTCAGCAGGTCGGGGCCGTTCAGCATCAGGGTGCCGCGACCGTTACGCCAGACAATCGCGATATCAGCCATTTTGTGGGCCTCCCGTATTGCCGCCGCGACCGTTCTCGTGGTGGGTATGACCACTGTATTTCACGCCGGCAATGGTCGCATCCGACATAGTGAAATGGCCTTTGGCGTTCCCGGTGCCGTCCAGATCCAGATTGCCCTGAATGTGGGTGTTCTGTTGAACTGTGAGGTTCTTCTGCACCGTCAGGTTGCCGGTAAACGTGCTCTCCGGGCTGTCAAACAGGATGTGATCGTCGGCATATACCTCCAGCGTCTTGCACGTCAGGATGGCGCGGCCGTCCTTCGTCAGGCGCAGACGGTGGCCTTCGTAGTGATAGATACCGCTGTCGCCGTCAGGCAGACCTGTCGGGCGGTAGCGTTTATCCTCAACCACTAAAATCACCGCCTGATCGCGGTCACCCATCAGGCAACCGAAAAACGTTTCCGCCCCCGGCAGCGGGACGCTGATTTGCCCGTACTGCTGCGGACGCTCCACGTCGTCAAACGTCTCGCCGTCGAGCGAGGTCATCTGCGCGTTCTGCATTTTCAGTCCGTCACTGGTGCCGGTCAGAATGCCGCGCCCGAACAGCAGGCGGACGCCGCGCATCAGGGGAGCCAGCATTCTTTGAAGAAGCTCGTCATTCATCATCGAACTTAATCCCCTGTTTCTTCATCTGCTGTAAGATCCAGGCGTCAACGCCGCCACCTTCGCCGCCGGTGCCGCTGCTGTCCGGCTCTGCCGGCACAATGAAGCCATCGCGCGGGGCCAGCGTCAGGCGGGTCACTTCGCCTTCCTTGCCGTTGAGCGTGAACTCCACCTGGCAAATCAGTAAATCGCGCTTATCCACGTTCACGCGCGGGGCGATAACGCGGGTCAGCAGGTTCACATCCCACGGCGCGCCGCTCTCCCGGAACCAGCCGCTCACACCTGCGATAAAGCGCTCCGATTTGGCGATGGCCCGACGTTCTTCGCGAATGGCCCGCTGCCGCGCGCCGTCTGCGGTAATTTTATGGTCGGCGAGGATCACTTTTGGACGGTAGCGGGTGACGACGGTATCCGCCGTCCTCCCTTTAGGGGCGGCCAGCAGCGCCGCCGCTTTAGCCTCGCCCTTATGACCACCGCCGCCGCCGTGGCCTTTTACCAGGTACTCGCTGTAGCGGTTGCGCCAGTCGTCGGAAAAATCCGCGTCCAGCAGGTTCTTTCCCAGCTCCAGGGTATCGGTCTGCTGGTTTCCCGCCTGGGTAAACACCAGGTCGCCGTCGGCGTTACTGGTGACCAGAACACCACGGTGACGGGCGGCGCGGGTCAGCGCATCACTGACCGTTTCAGACAGTTGCAGGGTAAAGGTGGAAAAGGGTTTTGCGGCCGCGGCGTCGTCCACCTGCCAGATAACCCGGACACCAAAGGGCTTGCACAGGTCATCGGCAATCTGCTCCAGGGTGCGGTTATGCCACTGACTGCCCTTAAAGACGGCGGAACAGTCCACCAGATCGCCGGTTTTATCGCGACCGCTGATACTGATTTTGTTACTGGTGGCGGTCAGTTTGTGTTTCACTGTGTCGAGATAACCGGTAATCACCGTCACGCCGTTAATCTGTAATTTCAGCGGCAGACCGGGGGTAATGCCGTCAGGCACAGGCTGACCGGGCATCATTAACTCCAGCTCAAAGGAGCCGGCAAGATGCTCCAGCGAGCGCCGCACGCTGACGCCCGTCCAGCCGGAAAACACCTTCCCGCTGATAAACAGCTCGATACGGCTACTCATTGATTACCTCCACGACCGAACCACCCGGCACAAAGAGCGGATTGACCACGCCGTTACGGCGGACGAACCGCTGCCACTGCACGCTGTTACCGGTCGTCCGGTAGAGCGTCACCAGGGCCGGCTCTGTCGTGCGAACCGCCACGGACGAGACACCCGGCAACTGAACCCCGCGCGTGGTCAAATCCTCAACCAGCGCCAGACGGGCTTCACGTAACGCCAGCGCGGTGCGGGTATACCCCTGCCCGGAGAACGCCAGCACCTGCGCGTCGAGGGACTGGCCGAGCATGTGACTGACCGTCTGTACGTCGGCGGCGCTCTGGAGTAACGGAACGGTTATCGGGGTGTCTGTTGTCGCACCAGCATCTGCCGGCGTGGCGGCCTGCGCGACAGCCATCGTCAGAAGGCTGCCCGCCGTCTGCACCTGAGACAGCACAACAGCACTTTGCAGCACCGACTGCAGCAGGCGGATATTAGCCTGCGTCGCCGGCGTCAGGCCGTTCAGGTCGCGCTGTCTGTCCTGTGTTACCAGCGTGTCGTGAAACGCCGACAGCGCCTGATATAACTGCGTCCCGCCCTGACTTCTTACCGCCTCATCCGGCGCGGTGAGGCTCCCGGCAGGGGTAACACTGGCAGTGATACCCGCGTCCTGCGCTGACGACTGCCCCGTACCGGTACGGACACCGCCAGACCGGGGGCGCTTTTTACCACCCAGCAGGGACAGTGACGGCAGTGAGGGCAGCGCAATCAGGCCACTGAATATCCCGGCGAACTGCTGCGCCATGCGTAACGGACTGGTAATCAGCGAAGTGATATTCCCCTTCATGGCGGAAAAAGAGGCGGCAAAGGCGCTGATATCCTGCATAATCCCGACGCTGTTGACCGTGTTTTCCAGCGCGTCAATCTTCTCGCTGACGGTATCGGCCATCGCCTGCAGATCGTGAAGGTTATCGGATACCACCGCCCAGCCGTCAGCCAGCGTGTTAAAGACACTGCTAAGCCCGCCGCCGGCTTTTGTGGTCAGCGCCGTGGCCGTGTCCTTCTGCGTATCCGGGGCGGTGTCGTTTGCCTGTGGCGTGGCGTTAATCGTGAACTCCACCACGCGTTGTTCAGACACGTTATAACGGCTTTCAAAGTTGTCTATAAGAACATTTAACGTGCCGTAATCCGGGTGAATTAACTCACCGGCCCCCGGCGCATACAGCGCATCACGCAACGCCTTACGTTGCGCCTGTGCGTCGTCGCCCTGGACAATCACCGTGAAGGTGAACGCCGGCAGCTTAGGGCCGAGGTCGTCAGCCCCGCCGGATTCGCGCAACGGGTACTCACGTTTAACAATATTGCGACCGCCGCGCTCGTGCTGTTCCTTATATATAAGGAAGGGAACATTACGGAAGCTGCCTTTACCCGTAGGGGACATAGTTACCTCCGCTGTAGAAATTCAGATCCAGACCGAACATATCGGAGTCGTCAATATCAACACTGCGCTTATCCCAGCCTTCCGGCGCAATCAGCTCCACGCGGGCAGCGGCTTTCTGTACCGCCTGTCCGCCGTTATCATTGCTGCCGGTGATTTTCTGGTACGCGTCGGTGAGCCAGCCGCCCAGGTATTCGCCGAGGTAACTGCCGACCGTTGAGCCAATCACAGTGCCGACCGGCCCCGCGAACGTCCCCAGCGAACCGCCGATGACCGCACCAACCCCGGAACCGACCGCTGCGCCCTTGTCGTGGGTCGTCGCCTGACTATCAAGCAGCGTGGGCGCAGCCAGCAGGGCCGCACCGAACGCACCACCGCCGAGACGTCCTAAAAACTTACCGCCTTTACCGAGCCAGCCCGCCACTTTACCCAGCCCCAGCTTGCTGCCGGCAGCGGAAAGCAGACTGCCGGCCTTACTGAGGTCGGGTACTTTACCGAACCAGCCACCGACGCGGGACGCCATACGCCCGAAGAAACCTTTTTTGGCGGCACTTTCGGCCAGTTCTTCGCCTGCAGTGACCACGGTCGAAATGCCGCGCCCCTTGCCGGGGCCTTTTTTGGTGCGACCGCTGCGGCGCTTTTTGCCGTTGCCGCCGTCCTCAATCAGGGTATTGCCGCCGCCGCTGCCGCCACCGGCCAGCGCACCCGCCGGCCAGTTCGTCACAAATACCGGCTGCACTGCGGCGGGATTGACGCCGGAGAGGAAGTTCATGAAACGGCCACCGCGTCCGGGCAGTTCGCCCGGCATGACGGGTCGGCGCTTGCGAAACGGTGACGTAACAGCCCCGACAGTGGCGAGCGTGTAGCGTAGCGGCGTGGCTCCAAGACGTAGCGCACCCATGCCGACCGCGCCCGCCAGACGCAGGGCGGTGCGGGCGGCATAAACAAGCAGGAGGTATTTGGCGAGGGTTTTTGCGCCGCTGGCGATATTGTCCAGGGTTTTGCCGTAGCCGTCGTCACGCAGTTGCTTTAACGCCTGGCGTGCAGCTTTAATCTGCTTAACCAGCCACTTTACCGCCTCGGTTGCAGACATGAAGGCCGTCAGCATTCCCTGACCGATATCGTTAGCCAGCTCGTCGAGTTGACCGTCTTTCTGCATGACTGCAATCTGATCGAGCACACCAGAAAGCTGCTTCTCCAGGAACTTGAACGGACCACCATTCATGACCTTCAACGCAAACTGGTCCCAGTCTGATTGCATCCGCATAGTCATACCGGCCCAGGTGTGCATAGACTTCTCAGCCATGCCGCTCGCCTGCTCGCGAAGCGTCTGGAACAGCAGACGGATGGTCTCCGGGCCGAGTTTGCCCGCCTCTCCCAGCTTTCGCATATGTCCGGCATCAGTGTGCAGCTTCTCCGCCAGCACCTGATAAGCGTTGATGCCGTAGCCTGACAACTGGTTGGCATCCTGCCCCTGGAGTTTACCGCGTGCAAACATCTCGCGCAGTTGCAGGGATGCCCCTTCAATCTGCTGCTTATTCCAGCCGTGACGGCCGGCCTGGTCTTCCAGCATCTGTACATAACGGCGGGATTCGGCATCACTCATCCCGTAGCCGCGTGTGGTGGAATATTCTTCCAGTATCTGGTTAAGACTCCAGGGGGCCTGCTGGGTGTTCTTCTGCGCCCATTTGAGCGTATCTGCTGTCGCCGACGCGTCGCCATGATTCAGGGACGTGATGCGGGTCTGAAAACTCTCCATGTGAACAGATGGATCGAGAAACAGCCGCTTAAACCCGTAAACCAGCGCGCCGCCTGTAATCAGACCGTACAGACGGGTAAGCGAACCAAACACGCCTTCCGCGCTCAGCTTTAACCTGTCCATGTCCGCTGAGACTGCATGCATCCCGCTGCGCATTCCCCGGAATGCCTGGCGCATCCGGGAGCTGCTGGCCTCCGCCTCACCACCCAGACGGCGCACCGCCGTTCCCACACCACCAAGGCCGCGTTGCCCGGCGTGCGAAAACGCACCCAGATCCTGCGACCACTGGCGGGATGTGGTGGAGATATTGCCGAGTAAATCGACAATCAGCGAGGCTTTCAGGTTTTTCATCGGCGGTTATGCGTCATGTGTTCTGTCGTTTAATGATTTTTTCTGCCTGTCTGCAGTGCCGGTAAAGCTGCGATAAGGGGAGATCAAGCGCCCACTGCGGGCCGCCCTTGGTGACCATCCCCAGCACGATCGCCGCCTCCTCTAACTCACTCCGACACCGCTCCCAGTCGCCCCTTGTCACCTGCCAGCTTTCCGGCCAACGCCGTATCGCGCAGGTTAACCGCCACCATCAGGCGGGACAGGTCACGCTCGCTCAGTTGCCCGATTTGCAGCATCGAGAGCGGCCCTTCGATATCGCCGACGGCGGCAATCTGGCGGCGCAGCAGCGCCACACCGCGCAGCGACGGGGAGGCAATCAGCACCGGGCCATTGCGGGTCTCGATGTAACGCTCCGCTTCGGCCTCCGCGTCGATACTGTCTTTGGCGGACAGTTCGCGGAAGGTGACGCGGTACACGCGCCCCTCGCCGAACGGCAGGCCGTCGAGTAAATCGACGTAACCTTTGGCGAGCTGCTCCGTCAGGCCGGCGGTGCGCGGGTCGTCACCGTCCAGCGCCTGGCGAATGGCGGCCAGCGCCGCCTCGTCACTGTCCTGTTTTACTGCGGTCGGGGTTTTACGTGTTTTTGCGGCCATCTTTCACTCCTACTGCACGCGGGTACTTTGAGGGCTGGTGAACTTCGCGGAGATTTCACCGTTACCGGTCAGGGACGCAGGCTCAGAACTCCAGGCCTTTGTCATCATATGAACCTCGCCAACATCGGTGACGACCTCGATAGTGACGCTGGTCCAGGTGTTGATATCACTGGTGCCGGGGGAATCGTCGTTACCCGCCGGGAACTTGCATTCGAGCGTGGCTTCTTTGGGTTTCTGGCGATAGCCGTACACCTTCGGCCCCTTGACCACCTCGCGCTCAAAACCGGACGGGGTGAACGTCGCGCCATCCAGCGTGGCGTATTCGCGGCCATTCACGCGAATGGTCGCCACGCCCTGATACTGATTTCCTGCCATTGTCTACCTCACAGAATGAAACGGAGCTGCGCGGCGAAGAACCGGAACTGGTTAACCAGGTCAGGCGTACACAGCACATCCAGACGGTTACGATCGCTGGTATTACGCTCTACCAGCAGGTTCTTTTTGAACGTGTCCAGGTTCTCAACCAGTCCCTGATCCACCCACTCCTCACCGAGCGCGATAAGCTGCAGCGACATGATTTTGGGTGTCACAATCGGCTGACCCGGCGCTACCGGCGTGTCGTCGTCGGCCAGCTTATGGCGCGGAAAACGCTGCGTGACGAAGGTGCGCAGGGAGTAGCGCAGATACGACAGCGTGTAGATGGTTTCGATATCGAGATAGCTCGGATCAACGTCGCCGTATTTATTGACGCGGTACATGGTCACCTGGCGCTCAATCTGCACCACGTCGCCGGCCGCTACGGTGACGGTCGCAATCCCGCCGTGCAGCAGCAGGTTACGCTCCTCGCGGGTCAGGCGGTCAGCAAGCTGAGGAGCCAGGCGTGACGACACCGCCAGCGTCTGGAGCGGTCGGGCCGGGTCAATGGACAGTGACGGTGCGCAGGTCGCACAGACCGACGCCGCCCAGATGTAATCCGGCTCAGGCGCTTTGGGAACGGCGCTGCAGGTGAACAGAAAATCGTTGCGGGACTCGCCGAACGCGGTGATTTCGCCCTGCGTACCGGTATGCGCCATCCATACTGCGCCGTCAGACATTTTGACCGGCCCCCAGCGTTTGAGTAGCTCGGTGCTGAGGATGTTGAGGTTTGCCGTGTCTTTGTACGGCATCACCACATAGTTGTACTGACGCTCGCCCATATTGGCGACGCTGCGGGTGATATCCGGGTTAGCGGCTTTTGCTGCCGGCGGTGTAATGATCACCGTCAGGCCGTCCGGGGTGGTTTCACCGTCGTAATAGTTAAGGCGGATATCGTGAGCGGAGCACTCGCCGATAAAGCGGGCAGCCATCGATACCACGCTGCTTGTGGCGTCCACGTCAGCGCCAGTCGGAGCCGCAGACACCGCCGTAAAGGGAGCGTCGCGATCGGTATTAATCGCCAATGCCAGTTTGTCAGCCAGCTCTTTACCTTTCTGACCGCTGGCGACTGCCACCTGGTAGCGGCGTCCACCCACATAAACGCGGAGCACACCGTCGCCGGTAGCTGTGCCGCTCAGGGTCAGGCTGCCGGCGTCAGCTTTACCGGTTCCGGCCCCCTGAGCAATCACGTACAGTTCAGTATCCGGGTTGATGGCGATAAATTCCGCAACCATCCACGCCAGCATAGAGCCACGGCCAAACAGACTGACCGCCTGAGAGTCGCGGGTGATGCGTACCGGCGTGTCAAGCTGGCCGGTTCCGTCAACCTTACCATCTTTCAGGTTCGCCTGGCCGAACATCAGCACCGCCTGGTGCTGCGCTGGCGCACCGACCACGGCCATTGAGTTGTCGAACTCAATTTCAGCCAGGGGGATGCGGTTATCGCTCTGGATCTCATTAAAACCAATCATGCTTTTTTCTCCACGGCGTCAGCGTTAGCGTCAGTCGCTTTAGCTTTTCCGGCGGTGACGGCTGGCGTCGCGTTCGGATCAAACTCAATCACATCACCATCATCGAGCCGGCGGCACCAGTACGGGGTGAAGGGCTTTTCTTCACCGTCAGGTTGCAGGAACTCCAGCGTGTCGGGGTCGCGAACCATGCGCCCCGGCGCGGGTTTAATAAAGAAGGTCTTCATAACAGGATCACTCCAATAAACAGGAACCAGCCCCAGCCAGTACTCCCCGTTGCAGCCAGAAAGAAAGCGAACACGAAACAAAAAAAACTCAGGTCGTGTTTACTCATGTTCAGGCCCCGGCAGGTCGATATGCGCCTCAAAAGCAGGCGTGCCGTCAGGTTCGCCGAACGTCTCGTAATGGCGCAGGAAGTCGTCGAGCGTACTGATATCGGTCAGCGGGTCGATAATCTCCTCACAGGAGAAATAAAGGGCATAGAGCACCACCCCGGACGCGCCCTGCGCCACGCTGTACAGGTTTGACGCTTTCTCAAACGCCAGCGGCGAGGCGGAACCCGCCTTAAACCCCACCAGACCCGACAACAGAACCGCTACCATCTGATACAGCCCGATACGGTTTGTCTCGCGGCCGTTTAACATGCTGCCGACCACGTAAAATACCCAGTGGCTCACCATGCGGTTACGCGTGCGCGGCTCACCGGCTCCCAGCCAGGCAACGTAGACTGCCGGCGGCGTCAGCATCAGCTTTTTGAGGGTGGCCTCGCTCCAGTCACCCGGATGCGTATCCACCTTTTTAAGGCGGTTGCCAAAGAGGGAACGAATACGATCCAGATAAGCCTGTTCGGTATCGGCAATCATATAAACCCCTTCTGGTTGCGCCCGAATACCGGCGCTTCGGCCTGCATCTGCGGCAGGTCGTCAGACTCCGGTGCGCTGCCGGCTTCGTCCACCCCGATCGGAATGCTGCCGTTCTTCACTTCGCGTAACCAGGTCATCGCATCGCGATAACGGTCACGTACCTGGTCGGTGGCCTGCTGATCACACAGGTAGTAGAACGCAATGGTACAACAGTGCTGAACCAGCACCTGCGGCACCACGGCCAGCGGCAGGGAATATTTAGCCGACAGGTAACTGTCCGCCAGCGCACCGGCATCACTCAGCGCCTGCGCCAGCTTCTTCTCGTTGAGGTCGTCCGTTCCCGGCTGCATCAACAGCTCATCGAGATTGTCATAGCGGTCGCGCATATCCTGCGCACTGGCGTACAGCATTACGGGTGCTCCTGACGCGCCGCCCAGGCGGCGTCCACCTGTGCTTTGGTGACGGACTGCCCCAGTTCGTCACTGACAGCCTTCACGCTCGGCACACCTGATTTAGTGAATGCCTGCGGGTCGGCGCGGGCAATCAGCGCATCAATAGCGGCGTTGATTTCCTCCGGCGTCACATCACTGCCTGCATTGACAACATCCACCAGGTTTTGCACGCCAGCCTCACCAGATGGCGCGGCTGCCGGTTGAACCGACACCACAATGAGGCATGGGTCAGCCTGTAAGACATCGAGTGTGGACTGCGGAACATTCTCCAGCGTCTGTTTGCCGCGCATAAAGTTGATGCCGGCGCGGATGTAACGCTCGCGCGGACAACGAACCTCAACGATGAAAACGTCTGGCTCAGTAGCCTGATTACCCCCGCCAGCGCCTGTGCTATCCGCTGCGCTACCTGGTGAAAGGTTGCTGGCAGCGTTGACGGATTCGAGGGTATTTTCCAGATCTGACATGGCACTTTTATCCCCTTTAAAAACGGTTTAAAGGCGGGATGAACCCGCCGTGAAACGGGTTATGCCGTGGCAGCGGTCGCAGCCGGCATCCAGTTAGCAACAACCAGCGAGACTTTGCCCTTGAGTTCGTTGGTGGTGGTAGCACCCTCATCAACGGTCAGTTCGCGCTCAAGCAGCTTGGTGGCGACCTTCTCAAGAGATGGCGGCACCACCAGAACGGACGGACGCAGACCCAGCGGACGACCACCGTCGGCCTTACGGTCAGTAATGGCCTGCCAGGCTTCCCAGAACATGTCGCCGTTGAGCGGCGCTTTCATCATCTGGGCCATCTGCCAGAAACCGTAACCGACGTTGGAGCGCAGGGAAGCACCGAACACAATCTGGTTATCGGTGAAGGTCACACCCGTTTTCGGGTCTGCCTGCATCACCAGCTCAGGATTGCGGCGGTTCTGGTAAATGATGGGCTTAATCACGCGGGTGCAGTCCATCAGATACCAGCCGGGGCCGGTGTAAGCCGTGGTGGCACCTGCTGCACCCACTTTCGCGGTGTACAGGTTGGGGGTCGGCACCATTTTTCCCGTACCGTCCACTTTCTCGTAGACCGGGTGCTCCGCGTCGAAGAAGTTCTGGCCGTCATAGCAGGCCGCTTTGTCGGCGTTCGCCAGCGCCTGGAAGACCAGCTCATCGGGGAAGCAGCCCGCCGCGCGGCCCATTTCCTGGAAGATGGGAGAGTAGATGCCGAGAATGTCGTCGTCGAAGTCATCGCGGGAAATGGCGACTGTATCTTCCCAGGTTTTGTTGGTGATCGAATACCCGTGCGCCGCCATCTGCTGCATGACACGCGTCCCGATCCACTCGCGGAAGTGCGGGAACTGCCCCAGCCAGCCAAAGGTGTTGGAGCGGGTATTGGACGTAACGGTCATCGCAATCTGTTTGTACTGCGAGGCCGCCATCCCCAGACCGTTCTGAAAGTCGGATTTATAGCCCGTAAAGAGGGCTTCAATCATGGCGGGGGTGGTAGGTGTACTCATTGGTTAACCCCTTTAGCTTTAAGGAACTCTTCCTCGGTCTTGCCGAGCATTTTCATCACCTGAATGTCTTCTGCAGACAGGGCAGCAGATGCGGTTTCTTTTTTCGGTGAGGGCAGCGTGTCCGTCTGTTTTGCGGTCAGGGCGGCAATCGGCTGACGGGCGTCCAGTTGGGCAGACAACGCCGCAACGCCAATCTGTTTCCCAAGGCCTTCGTAATAACCGCGTTCAGACTTAAATACGCGTCCCTCGGATTCGGCCTTGTCCAGCACCTGCTCAAGCGTGGTTGTACCGTGTTCAGCAGACAGGGTGACGTACTGCGTACGCAGGGCGTTGTAGGTCTCAACCGGAACGAACTTCGTCAGGTCAACGTCGCCGGTTGCGGTAGTGTTCGCCTGTTTTGCGGTGTCCAGTTCAGCAGACAGCGTGGCGACCTGCGTTTTCAGCTCGTCATAATTACCCGCTTTTGCCTGAATATCCGTCAGCGCCGACAGGGCCGCTGTACCAAGCTCCGGCGTCAGTTCACCGTCATCGGGCACAGTCAGGCCGAGCGCCGCCAGTAACTGGCGTAATTGCTCATTCATGGGTGTTAACTCCATAGAGGGGGTTGTTACATAAAGGTCGTCAGCGCTGAGGGTCGCGACGGACTTCATACCGGTAATGGCTGGATCGTTCGTCAGGGACGCAATACGAATGGACGCCGGCTCGCCGTTATCCACGTAATACTCCAGCTTCGCCGAGAGATAGGCGTACTCCAGATCGTCGATATGCTTCTGCGCCTGCGGTGTCCAGGTGGGCTTAATGAAAATCCCCTGGCCTTCACGCCACTGCACGTTGTCAGCTTTGACCCAGCCGGCCGCCACGGCCTTAATGCCTTTCTCCTGGGCGATTTCGGAGTGGTGGTCATAGTCAATCAGCAAAGGTTGTTTAAGGGCAGCGAGGTTGGCCTTAATACGGTCACAGGACGCTTTATTAATCAGCCAGCCCGCAGCAGGCTTTTTCGGTCTGCCGTCGCGGGCCCTGACCCGACCGGCCGGCAGCAACTGGCACCATCCATCATCGGATGATGCCAGTGAAGCCGAGAGAGCCGCGGTATCTGTGCGGCGCTGAGCGCCTGTCGCTTTTAAGGTGTTCGTCGTCATGACCGGAATCGTAGAACGGTCAGGCGAGGGGGTGGGTTTGCGGTAAATCAGTAAAAAACAGGACAGGAAAAATGGATCGTACCGATGATCCATTTTCAAACCGTTTCAAAACACTTTCAAAAATCGCTGTGGGCTTTCAAAAAACTGTCGGAGTACGATGACATACCCGGAACCTTACGACGCCGCCACGGCCTTCTCAAAGCGTTTTTTGATGAGGTTCAGGATCTCCTTCTCGGCGACCTTATCAAACCCCATGTACGGACGCGCCGGAATAGCCGCCGGCCCCGGTCGCATATCAGGTGTGCCGCCCCACTGGTGAATAGCGGCGTAGGGCTCATTAGAGCCTATCAGGGCATACGTATCGCCGTAGTCGGTGGTCATTTCACTGGAGAGCTTGCCGTGCAACGTCAGAATTTTACCCGGCACATAGCCGTGCTTTGTACGCCATGCCCGCCACGGTTCTGACCATTCATGCCATGCATCACCATCAGGTTCTTTTTGCTGCTCAAAAGCCATTTCAGACGACGACAGCAGACTGGCCGCCACGGAACGGGTCAACCCTTTACCGTCATCACCCATTGCCTGCAGTTCCAGAAACACCCGCTGCAGGCGTTTAACGTCAATAACGACAGCCGCATCAATCGTTGACATGTTGCCCTCTCAGTATAAAGGCGATAAAATAACCAAAGGTCGGCGTACTCTTAACTGGTAAAGCGGCATAAACCCTTCGGGGTCACATGTTTATGCGGGTTCGACCCCCGCCACCGACCTATTTAACTTCACCTTCTATCAGTTCCAGCTTTCCGCCCTCTATCGCTTTTGCAATATCGAACTTATTTACCCGATAAGCGTTAATCACTACATCTAACTTATCCGGCTGACGCTTAATACCATAGGGTGCATTGACCACAATCTTTGCCAGACCGTCTTTTGTCGTCACGATATACATCAGGTTATGGTGTGCTTTATCCCACAGTACCGCCTCCGCGCGGGCCAGCAGTGAGGGCAGCAGCGTAAGATCGTCAGCCGTTAGCGCCACTCCGGTATCATGATGTTTGTCACTGTCCGCGTGCAGTAAGTTCTTTTCACTCATCGCCAGCAGTCGGGCGGGTGGTTCACCGGTACGTTGTTCAACAGCATCAGCCACAGATTCCGACATAAAACCGAGCGTGCGGATATCATGACCACCGCGTTTTATCGCCATGACGTTTTCCGCCCAGCGCCGGAATGCCTGTTGCCGTTCCGGGCTGTTATTCATCTCCTGAACCACCATCTCGCGAAGCTGAGGGCTTTTCACTTCAATGAGTTTGCGGATAAGCGTCTGGTCAAGGCCAAATGCCGCCGAACCGGGGTTATAAGACCAGCCAACATCCGGGGTCATCACGCGCGCACCGTCGGCGAAGGTGGTTACGTCCATATCAATGATTTCGCCGGTAGCCTTATCCACCGCCGCCTGCACCTTCTTCGTGGTGAGGTATTTATCGCCCTGCGTGGCTTTCAGGCCCAACGCATTCATGCGCTCCTGAGAGAGCGCCCGGACGCGACAGCGGCAGTTCCAGCCGTTCGGCGGGTAGTGGGTTTTCCAGAAAGGATCGTCATAGCGGAATACCAGCCCGTTAAGGGCAGCATGAGAAGGACGCGTGCGGCTGTCCATCACCGCCACATACTGCCAGAACGGGTGCGTGTCGGTGCTGTTCATCAGTTGCGCGTAGCGTCCGACGTTATACGCCACGCGGGTATTGACGTTATATATCAGCGCCAGACGGCGGGGGCTGCCGAGCTGGACGGTTTCGGCGTTGCCGGCACTGTCAACAATCACCTGTTTACCCCACCAACCGAGTTTTTTCAGGCGTGGCGCGAGGGTGTCAATAAACTCCTGCTGACTGACCCCCTGCGCGATGGCGCGCTCAACTTCACCCTGAATGGTTGTCAGCACATCCACGCGCGCGGCTTTTGCTACCGTAAACGAGCGGGCGTGAACGTCCACAGCCGTATCGTACCAGTTCCAGCCGATGTGCTGCCCTTTAGCCCGGAAATACGCGATCGCCTCTTTGGGCGCAAGGGTGGCGGCGTAACCTAAATCAATCAAGGTCGTCCACCATACCTTTAGTCTCAGCCGCAAACATCGCATCCGTCAGCAACGTCATCAGCTTTTTATCGTCCATCTGCTGATACAGCGCTGGCAGGTCAGACAGCGCCTCCGCCAGTCCCCGCGTTTTAATCGCGTTGATAACCGGCTCCAGTACCGGATCAATCGCCGCCTGCAGAACGCCGGCAGGGACAGAATCGCCCAAATCATCCAGTTCATCACGCGGGCCGGTCATAACCGGCGCAGGTAGCTGCGCCGAAAGCGCCGCCTGTTTCTCCGGCCGTTCCGGCGGCGGCAGGGTCATTTCCGGGCTGGCGATGGTAAAAACGGGTTCATCGCCGACCGGTTCAGGAATGCCGGTCTGGTCACGAATCCACGCCAGCGGCACCGGCATCCCGGCACCGAGCTGCACGACGGCAGCGGTGATTTTGGTGATATCGCCCGGCTCTTTCGTCTGGAAGACCAGGCGCGGCAGGCGACGAATATCTACCGCGTGAGTGGTATTGAGCGCGTACAGCGGATAGACCAGATCGCGGCTCAGTGTGGTGGTTAACTGGCGCAGGTCAGCATCGCGGATCTCTTTTCGCACCTCGTCATGGACTTCACCCAGGCTGCGCGCACCTTTATCGCCGGCGTCGGTGGTCAACGTACCGCCCAGAATGGCTTTAGAGATGGAGCGCTCACCCCACTGCATCATCGCCAGGAACGGGTCCGCCTGACCGCTGGCCGCCGCCTCAAACTCCAGACTCATGCCGGTGGGGATAATCCCGCCGGTACGCCGCCCGATTTCCATCACCGCCCGCATCAGCGCGGCTTTCTGGCCCGGCGTGGCCCCGGCCGGATATTTACCGACCTTCATCGGCAGACCGTACACCTCCAGAAACTCAGCCAGATCACGCACCGAGTAGTTTTTGAAGATAAACGGCCAGATAAGCGTGCGTACCAGTCCCTGCGCGCCGGCGTAACCGGTACGCGATCGCGCCTGGTGAACTATCCAGCCGAACGGCTGGAACGGCACCCCCTCGACGCTACCATCCCGCAGCCGCAGCTCGCTGAAATTCTGTGGATTGAGGCAGAAATGCCCCGCATCGCGCCAGATAACCTTATTGATCACAAACGCTCGTCCAATGCGACCCCATTCAATTTCCTGACAGGAATACCCCTTGAGGATCGCGTCGGTTGCATCAAACAGCATTGCGTCGAACCAGTCCGCACCCTGAAGGTACTCGTCCAGCATCTCCGCGTCTTTTTTTTCCTGCGCGGTGGCGTTCGACGGCGGCTGGATACTCCAGGGGACACTCTGTATCGCCAGCCGGCGCTTGCTGAGTTCGGCGAAAAGGTGGGTGTCTTTCTCCTCGACGTCGGCAGCTAAATCAGACTGTGCCATCAGGTCGCCCTGTTCGGCAGCACGAAGACACTGCGCCGCCCGGTTCGGGGTGATACCCGATGCTGGATGCTCAATAAAGCGGTTGGCTATCTGTGGAATATCGAGAACCGCCGTCTGCAGGTCAGGATCAAAGTCGAACGGTTTTCCGTCCAGGTCTACAATTTTGCCCATTACCAGCACCCCTGCTCAAACTCGTGATACGCGCTGTCAGCATCTTCTTCCTCCGGCGTCATAAAAAACCGCCCCCTGTCTTCGGCATCTTCCATCGTGCGACCGCGTTCTGGCATCGCCTGACACGCCTCGTCATCGAGCACAAAACCATCCAGATAAGACGCGCGGTTAGCCATACACAACGCCACCGCAAAATCACCGTGGCGACGACTGCCGGCAGCGGTGGCGTTCTCGTCTTTAGTGCGACCCTTATCTATCTGCGGAATACCGTTTGTCACCTTGATATGGCGAAGGTCATCAAGCGTGGTCTGGTGGCGGGCAACAAAGATATTCTGGTCTTCAAACTCCGCCTTCAGCTTCGGCATCCATTCGCCATACCACTTAGCCGACAACATCACGCAGTCCACCAGTTCGGGGCCGAAGCGTTCAAGCGCGGCCTCCGCCAGAAAACCGCCATTACCGGTAGCATCGAACGCAGCCCCGATAAGCCGGGCTATGCGCTCCAGGATGTAGAGCATTATTTGTTTCTGCTGCTCATAGGGCATGTTGCGCAGCTCGACGCGGAACGCCTCGCGCTTTTGCAGGTCTTCGGTGATTTCCAGGACGGTAAAACAGGTCAGGTCGCCGCGGCGGGCAAAGTCCTCGCCGAAGCTGTAGCGCGAACGCGGATTAAGGGCAGTTAAAAGCGGTTTTAAATACCCCTCACACCAGGCGTTAATCTCGGATTCGCGCAGCCAGGCCGCACGGCTGAGGAAGTCTTCCGGCGCTTCAAAGGTCAGAATGGGAATACCGCGCACCATCGCCAGCTCAATCAACGCATGGGGAATATACGCGCCGCCGGATTTTTTCGGCACGCAGCCGTATTCCTCGTCGGCGTCCTCGCGGGTTGGAGCATCACGGTACAGACTTTCACGCCAGGCAACCTGCGCCTCTGGTGACCAGACCTGATCCGTCACATAGCAGATACGTTTATAGAGACCATCAGCGATGGCGTCATCGATCGTGATGGTGTGCAGGGAATAATCCTTGCGCCCGGCCAGCACTTCCTGAATCAGTTCGTTAAAGTAATTATCAACACCGTTATGTGTGGAGATAATACGGACACGACACCCCCACATACGCATTGCAAGGGCCGCTTTGAGTAGCTCGCGTAACCCTTCATGGAATGCGGCTTCATCAATGACAACATCCCCCTGCAGGCCACGCAGATTGGAAGGACGGGAAGACAGCGCCTGGATTTTGAAACCACTGCGGGGGAACCGCACCATATAGGTGAGAATTTCTTCTTTTTTCTCACTGTCCCAGAAGGTTTGCTCATACACATCAGCTTTTGCCAGCTTGTTAAATGCGCGGGCAAACAATGCGACGGCGGCGATGTATTCCAGCGCCATTTCCTGTTTCGAGCCAACGTAAAAAGTATTACGACCATGCCGCTTTTTGGGCTTGGCTGCATTAATGACATTGCGGCCCGCTTCCGCCCAGGTGATACCGGTCCGGCGGCTTTTCTGACCGATAACCACGCCACTGTCATCCAGGAACCATTTCTGTTGATACCCCAGGAATACAGGCTCCTGCTCAGGTTTTGCGTCACTGATACTGGTGGTGATATCCACGCCGAGTTTTTCAGCTTCCTCTTTCAGGTCAATGAGTCGGGGTTCGCCAACTGCCGTGAGTGTGGGTTCTTTTTTTCTGGCCATTACGCTTTACCCAGAAGAATGCGACGAATACTGGCTTCCAGCTCTTCACTCATACCATCCGAGCCGCGCAGTTCCTCGGTGATAGTATTTGCCATCTTTTCAGCAAAGGCCGATTCGATCTCTTTTTCGCGTTTCATGCTGCGCTCGGCGGCACTCTCCAGACGCTGAACGGCCAGCATGATATTTTTCAGCAGACCAATATCGATCTCGCCGTCATCTTCCAGGTCGCGACGTGCGGCGCGTAATTTGCGGAACAACAGGGAGCGGGTCATTTCAAGGATCAGCGTCGTGGTATCGCCAGTGGGTTTGTCACCGAGTTCCGCCACCATCGCTTTTGTCTGCTCACGCAGATCGCGAAGGTCGCGTGCCACTTCTTCGTTTTCAGACGCCAGACGCCACACCGCGCCACGGCTAAGTTTCATCTCATCAGGAAGCCCGGCATCTTCGATAAGCCGGTTAATCTCTTCGCGAACCTGTACCTGCGTGAGGCGTTTCTCGCGAAGCATCTCAAGCAGGGGTTTACGGATACTGTCAGGCAGAAGATCGGCTTTTTTCACACGGCCACGGGTCGGCTTGTCCATGACTTAATCCCTCGCACGCGGCTTTTTCACACCCGGCGCAGTGCTGCGCCCCTCGGCCACGTCCTGACCCCGTCCGGTCAGTTCGGCAATGTAATAGCCGTTAATCAGGGTACGCAGGCGCACCAGTCCCTGTTCAGCAAGCCAGGCGATATGGGTATGCACCGTATCCCGCGATACTTTATGACCGTAGTCGTCCAGGCAGTCCTGCAGGACGGATTCACCGAGTTCGCCGTTGTAGTCGGCAAGCGAACGCAGAATGACCAGGCGCTGGTCTTCGGTAATAAAATTGCTAACATTGCTCATTGCGGATTCTTCCTTACAGCCTGTTCCAGCAATAACTCATTTTGATGCGAGACCGCTTTCAGGGTGGCGGCCGTCTCTTTAAGGTCACCCCGTAGCGTTGCTATCTCCACGTTGAGCCGGTTTACTTCATCCTGCGTTGGCAGGTTGGCAATGCGGGTTTCCACCCGTTCAACCCGGTCATGCAGCTTTTCGAACGCCTCGCGCGGCACAAAGGTTTTGCGCATCAACGCCATAAAAATGCCGCCCGCCGTCGCAGTGGCCGAGAGTATCGGCACCGCATAGTCTTTAACGATGCTGATCCACACCGTAAGCCTCCCGTAATGCCTGACAGTCCACGCAACACACAGCGTCAGGCAGAACCGCCAGACGTGCAGCCGGAATGAGGATGCCGCAGTCTTCACAGTACCGAACGGCCGACGCCGGCGTATTTTGATGTGCCTGCCGCATATGCTCGGCCAGGCAGCGCTCGTTAAACTGCGCCGCCAGCTCCTGGGCGCGATCTAGTTCATCCACATCACTTTCCTTTCGCTCACTTTCGGACCGGAAGAACAGACGCTCCGGCCACAGCAGTAAATTCATGTTGTCGTTGTTCCTCAGCGCGGCGGATGTCCGCTTTATCGACGTTGCAGTTTTTAATCACCGCCAGCAGTTGCAGGTTGTAGTCCACCGATGCGCCAAAGGTGAACGGCTCAGGCAGCGGCGGCACCATACAGTCCGCCGTCCACTCAGCGGGGAGTGGCACTGGCGGCACCTGCACGTATTTCACTGACGGCGGCGCGCACGCGGTCAGAAGCCACGGCAGGCACAACAACACGGGCCGCAGGCTCCGCCGCCAGAACCGGACGGATTTCAGCCCTGACAGCTTCGCTTGCCTGCGTATTACGTTGCTTCTCATCAATGGCCGCCTTACTGAGCGTGTTAAAAAACTGCATGGTGTACTGCTGGTTGTTCAGGATGAGCCGGGCTTCGTCGCGCTGCTGCGTGAGGGTGTCGATATCCGCCTGCAGCCGTTTGACCTGCTGACGTTCAGCCCACACCCCGACCGCAAGACAAATCACCACAACCACCACCGCCACAACCGGCAGTTCATCTCTCAGGCCAGCCATAACACACCCCGCAGCAGCAGAACGGCACACAGCACCGACACCATCACCGGCCGCCAGTAACGAACTAAGACTGCGGTAAGTCGTAACGGCATAACCATTCGTCCGCAGAACGCCGCGCCTCCAGCCCCGGCAGCTTCTGGCCTTTGGAGTAGATCCAGCGGATGTACTGGCCGCAGGCAGCCGGCATTTTTCCTTCATTAATCAGGCGCAGCAGCGTGGAATTACGGAAGTTGGTTTCACCCGCCCAGAAGACCCACGACGCAAGGGCGACCGTCTGCCCCTGCGTGAGCGGTACTTTGACGTAACGCCGGATAGCCGCGAATGCCCAGGCCATATCCTGTTTCAGCAGCACAAGGCACTCGGCATCGGTTTTGACCATGCCGGGCTTTACATCCGGGCCGGTATGCCCGTAACAGATGGTTGGCGTACCGGTTGGATCGATATAGGTCTCATTTGATTTGCCCTCCCAGTACGCGGTGTACGAGGTGGCAATACCGACCGTGCCGGCACCGGCCAGCACAAGGGCAACCAATTTTTTACGTAACGCCGGGGGAAGTTTCGGCACAGGTCACTCCAGCAGTAACAAACCTGTAGCGAGAGTAACAACGAACAGAAAAGGAGAGGATTTGCGGTAGTTCAGTAACGGGCGGGAGATTTTGAGCTCACCCGTTCTGGTGAGCGCAAATTTCAGGCAACCGACCACTAAAGGAAAAGTGGCGGCTGGATGCGGCGATGATGAAGCTGTCGCTGCTCGCGAATAATCGCATAGATTTGGGTCTGAGACAGCCGGTATTCACAACGCAGGGTTTCAATGTCTTCGCCATTATGCCAGCGGGTGAATATTTCGTGATGGCGCAGGGCTGCAAACAGGGTTTCGCCGGTCGGCAGATACCAGGAACGCCCACCCATATAGCCCGCCTGAGCAACAACAGCATTACGCGCCAGACGGCGGGCTTCCGGCTCACCCATACCCTGACGACGAAACTCACGCTCGAATATATCAACCAGCCCGGCCAGCGCACGCGGCCACTGGCGCTTAATCTCCATCTCCGGGACAGTATCAAGCTGGTCAATCAGGGCATTTAACCCCGGATCATCAGCGAATAAACCTGGCTGACATTCGGCCATAACCACCTCATACAACGAACGGTTAACTATTGCGATACCTTACTATAAAGGAAAACTTTCGTGCTGTGTCGCGGTTTTCCAAAATGTGACTCAACACAATGCAATAGAGGCACTGCCCACCATAGAGTTATTAACCAGAATAATGTCACCAATAAATCGGAGTATATGACCAGTGAATATTAAGTTGATAACAGGGCTTATTGCTCTTGGGGTAAGTTTTAGTGTGGCAGCAGAACAGGACATTCAGGCACTGATAAAACAAAAACTAAAGGAAGGTGGTGGTGTCTGGGCGGAAGAAAATCACATTACCAAAGACCCTGCATCTGGATTTTGGACATGTAACGGAATGAGACTTCACATGGATGTTGATTTAGGCGGGTGGCAGGATCTGGATTCAAATGAGCATTTTATGCAATCGGAAAAGCCTGAACCGGTAGATGATAACGATAAAGATATAAAGGTGAAAGGTACAACCTATACATATCAGTCAATGGATCGAGAAGGTATATTAAAATTTTTCATTGTCGATAAATCAGGAAAAAACCTTTATCTTCATGATGATGTTAAGTTTTTCAAGCTATATCGCTGTAAGCGGGATGAATAAAAGCAAATCCCGCGCTGTGGCGGGATTTGGGTTAAGGGGTTGCGGTCTTTCGCGCAGCAAAGCGCTTACAGGCCTGATCGTAACTTATTCGCTCCCGCTCAGACAGACCGAGGGAGCGGAGCATTTCGCGACGATGCCAGCGCTTGAGACGCTCCAGTACATCAGACGCCAGCGCCGGCTCCCTCTCCAGCCACTGGTAGTTTGCCACACCGACACCGCCGTTCTGCGGGGCAGTCTGTTTTCTCACCCAGGCATTAAGCGCCGCTTCACTGTCACTACCGAGAAAACCCTGAGCATGCATAAGACGCCAGATAGCACGAACTTTGGCGGTGACGGTAGCGGGTTTTAAAGCCCTGTTTTGCGGTTTTGAACGTACTTTGAAACCGCGTTTTTTGAAAGTCGCCAGCACTTTAGACAACTCCGCCAGTGACATATCCCGGCAACTGGTTTTGCCAGCGGCAGCGCGCAGGGCATCGCGATAAGTATCGGCGTCAAGTCGTAGATCTTTTTTGGCTACATGTATTAGCGTGATTAGGGATGCGCGATCCATGATCGTACCTCCAAAAAGAGGCGGTGTTACAGCACCGCCATATTTATTAATTATCGAAAGGAAATTGTATGTCTGATAAGCAAAATGCTCTGGATGTTGCCGCATTCAGCATGGTCGGAAACCTGCTTTCAACTCTCGTTGATAAAGAACTGGTATCTCGTGAAGAAGCAGCAAAAATTGTAGCGATTGCCAGAACCAACTCAAGTCAGGCGCTTACCAAAAATCATCGTGATAGCTCACTTGTTGATACTGACTGGCACCTTGACAACCTACTGGCTAAGCTTGGGGTGGAACAGAAAAAAGATTAAAAACCTTTGCATAATGCTCACCCGTCAGAATAGCTGACTCATCAAGTCCAAGCTCGCGCCGAATAATATTCTCGCGGGCTTTTTTGTTGTAAAGTTCAATTTCATCATCAATTAACTCAACTTCCCGATTAATAATTTCAAGCGTTTCACTTACAGATAACCCTTCTTTAATGGCAAAGTCAATAATAGTACGCATACGCTCAAGCATGCCTGATTTTGCCAACTCTTCGTCCACATCTTTTAACGGATAATTTTTTTCCATTTTATTCACCTTCACAATTCATACAGGCCGTATCATCCCCCACGTCACACAGATCGCATTTTTGCGAACCGCACCATGGGCATTCTTTCAGGTATTCAGGGTCTTCATTGCCACAGGTTGGGCATTCCTGATTCTCTTCACTCACGCTCTACCTCCGATAACACTGACGTTGCAGAAATTCGATCGAGCCGCTCAAGTTCAGCAACCAACAGGGCGGTAGCTTTAACCAGATTGCGCCGGTAGTCCGAGGGTCTGAAACTGCCATCATGCCAGTCAGCAGGCCAGTAATTTTCAGCCTCCACAGGCTCTATATAGCTAATGGCCGCCGCAGCCAGTTCGCAGCCGATATATGTATCATCATGCTCTGGCGTCCAGCCCTTAACGCTTATTTGTCGTTGACGTTCTGCAATGACATCACGCAGGGCATTAGTTAATGGCTGTGATACTGACTCGCTCGGCGCTGACTGCGTCATTCCAACCAGACGTGTTATTTCTGATTCCAGGAGTGAACCTAAAACTGTATTCGTACAGTGCTCGGCCCATTCGTTGTTTTCCAGCAGGTCGATGATATTGAGAACATCATCGTAAACGCCCGGTACTGGCGGGACAGCGAACAACTTAATGACGCGGCGAGGATCAGCATGCGGCGTGATGGGGTTAACCGTAAACAGATAGCCAAAGCCGTTCTTCTCTACGTCACGCAACTCTTGTTCGTCAGTCCACGCAACAGGCTCAACGCCCAGCGATGCCAGCACCTGCTTCAGCACCTTCAGAATTTTGGCATCATCATCGTCAAGACCGAACGGAATATCGTCGCGAGTGTTTTCAAATTCAGCGATAGTTTTCTCCAGCCATTCTCTGGTAATTGTCATCTGTTGATCCCCCCTTCAAGAATGGTGGCGCGGCAGGTATCCATAATGCGTTCAATCTCGCGAATGTTACGCTTGAGCAATCCCTCCGGCTCGCCAACATACGAACCGTTGTAAGACAGACAGGACGTCCAGCGGTACATTTCATTATTCAGTCGTGCTACGGCCTCAAACGAGCGACGTAAATCCTCCGGCGTTACTGGCGCAGGCTGCGGCAACATTGCTTTGAATGCTTCGATATTGGCGTAATGTTTCGCCCGTTCTTCTGGTGTCATAGCGTCCAGCCCGGCGTAATACTCTGCGCGTCGCTGCAATGCGATCAATAAGCCCTCTGTTTTACACCCTTTACCGAAGCGCAGACCCGGCACCAGATGCACAGGACATGGCAACGTTTCAGGATATTCCTGTGTTGTCTGAGAGGTTGCGCGGCACACCTCCATAACCGAACGAACAAGGCATACCGCATTATCCGATGTCGGGTTTTCGACAAGATTTCGTATTTCAGTATCAAGGTTGTCGGTGAGTGTTTCGGCCTCACTCCACGACACACCCGGTTTATTACTCACTATCACAATCCACCTCCACCAGTTCCGGCAAAGCTGCAATCCACGCCCAGTGCGTCACCTTGCCATCCTCATCCTCGATACAGGCCCCTGTCTCCTCATCAACGAACAGCCCCTCATAACCCATATGACCGATTCGCAGCTCCTGGCGGTAGCCGTACTGCACAACCAACACTACCGCCTCCATGTCTGGCGGAAAACAATTAGTCAGCGAATGCCAGGGATGGCCACGCAGATCGCCAAAGTAAACACCAGTCAATTTTCCGCCACAGACAGGCATAGCGGCAGCGCAGATAAGCGGATCTTCGGATTCAACAAACAATGTCGTTATCATGATGAAGCCTCCGCCTGCTTTTTAGCCGCGTAAAACTCGTCAGACAGAATCTCGACCATGCGATCCTGAGGGGGTTTTATACCGGCACTGACGTAAATCACATCACCAACACGAAACCACGCAAGCGGCCCGAAAAGCGTCACACTGAAATCCAACCCCAGCGCCGGTAACAGGGCATCGGTCCGGGCACTCGTTACTGGACGGTAAGTATTCCATACGTCCGCCAGCTCCTTCGCCAGTGTGCGCAAATGAGCAGGAATACGCGAGCGCCGCGGCTCACAACCCCAGCCTGTGGCTTCTCGCTGAACCGTCCATAATTCGCGCGCGAACGGGCGCTCTTCGCCGGGAAAACTCATTGCATAGAACCGACGACCGCCAACATCATTTTTAAATACCGCGCGGCCGCCAAACCCCAGAACATCAGCGAGTTTTCGGGCTTCTTCATTAAGTTTTTGGCTGTCGAGAAGATACTGATCCCATGCGGCCAGCGCTGCTGGGTTAGACGTTTTAAAGAACATTACGCCACCTCCACGGAAACAGGGATGTACTCAGGTGCAGGGGAACGATCAACAATCAGGTAGCGCAGAACATGCGGCGTGATGACTTCCCCACCCATACCATCAATAAACTTTCCCAGCCGGACGTCGATATAACCAAAGGTGAATTGCGGCGCACCTTTCTTACACCGTTCTTCGTCCACCTCCATCACGATATACGTCGTCTCGCAGGTCAGAACGCCCATCGCAAAATCCTTCACCAGTGACGGGATACTATTACCCTCAATCCAGGGCAGGGACTTACGAAAATCACACCAGGCCACCGGCTCAGACTCCTGGTGGGGCTTACATGAGCTTTGGAGTGGCCGGGGAATATCATAAAAGCCGTTACACTCCGTCAGAACGCCGGCATCCACCGCATCACGCAGGAAATAAACCATTGAAGAGGGCAGCATCTGCATCTTGTCGGCCAGTACGCCACAGGTCAGTTTCCCGTAGGCGCTAATAAGGGCTTCTACACCCTTCAGGATTTTTTCATCTATTGTCATTGGTTATTCCTCCGTAATAGCAATAAATTCGGAGTGTTTAATTTCAATAAGCGCCTTACTCATATTGGCAGGCAGGGCTTTTTCGCCGTTCTCACCGACCGGAATACGCACAACCAGCGCTTTCCTCTCAGAATAAAAGCCGGCACCAGACCAGGTGGTTAAATACTGTCCGTGGCTAACGTAACTTGCGTCTGCATAACAACCCAGCTTTCTGACCGCCCAGTCACTGAACGGCGGTAATTCCTGTAGCTGTTCGTTTATCTCTTTCAGACGAGCCGCAAGCCGCTTCCCTTCGTTGTAGCGGCGGTCTGGCCTGACCTCAAACAACGCCTGACCGTCATCATCAAAAGAGTTACTGCAGGTGCGTTTATTCTTACCGCAATCCACATTCTCACGCATCAGTAGCGCGCTGATATGCTCGACGCCAAAATGTTGATGCGAGCAATAACCCACAGCATTACAGCCATTCAGAAAATCACGTATAGCCTTTTTACGGGGTTTACCGATTTTTTCCTGATATTCCTTATAATATTCAACTGAATCTGATTCATTTAATTTGAAATAACGCCGTTGCATTGCCATGCAATACCTCTTTTCTTTTTTTCAGGCGTAAGCAGTCCCCTGACGCGAACGCCATAATTAAAAATAAAATCTGTTTACATTAATCAGTAATTACAGTTTGGCGATATCCAGCGAAAGCTGTTTATATTCCTTACCGTTTTTACGCTGATAAAAGCGCAGATAGGTGCTACTGCCGTTAACGGTAATAGAGTCCACAACCGCACGCATGGCTTCCTGCCATTCCGCATCAGGGATATCGAGGTCACGCAGGGCAAGAACCTCATTAACATCAATCATGCCCTGTTTATTTGCCCGGAAAGAGCGATTAACGATAGCAATCAGATTTTCGTTCGCACCCGTTGACCATTTGGCAATACAGGCGTCAATCCTCTCTTTGGCGGTCTGAATACGTTCATCAAACACACGATGCTCACCCGTTGCGCGCACCACGCGACGGGAACCATCGAAGCTGGGGAGCGTTACGTTGCCCTTAGTGCCGCCATACGTCACACCATACTCAGACGCTGACAGGTCAACAAAATCACCGATACGCTGCATGGAGCGTAACTTAAACTCAGCCATTTTGCGCCGTAGCTCGCGCGCCTCTTCGTAAAGCTCATTAACCAGTTCATCACGCAACAGGTCGATGGGCTTGATTTTATCAACCGGCACCAAGTACCCCATCGCATTACAGCGATACCCGGCAGGGATTTTTTGAACCACAATTGAATTATCTTTTTGAGCCTGCATAATCACTCCTTAATGTATATCACCTGAGGTAACATTCTCGCCGAGGTTATGTACATGTATTTCTCCCCCCCATAGCCTTTACCGCTTCCTTAAACTCATCATTCAGAAAACTGATAATTGCCGGTGCGTTCCGTCTCAGAATATGCGCATAAACGGTGTGCGGGCCATCAGCTTCTTCATCCACATCTATCCCTCGGCTTTGTACATTAACCGCGACAAGATCCATAACATCTACCCCCCCATGACGCGGCCTTTCAGTATGGCCTTTCATTTCAAACGTAAAAAGAACCTGCGCTTTATTACTCATTTAAATTTCCTTTTGTTGGGATGTTTTACTCGCTCGCATACCACGCGAGAGAACCTGACCAGCGCCTCACGTCCTTCATCCTGGCTGGCCGCTTCGGGAATACCCGGAACCAGCAAATCGCCGTTATATGCATGACGAGCCAGCACTGTGACCACATCACGCACTTGCTTTTCATTGCCGGTTACGATCGGAAGCGCACCTTCCGGCAAGGTATGACCAAGCTCAATCAGCCCCGACGCCCAGCAGTACGCCGTAATGGTGGATTTCATACGCCATCCTCCCAGTACACCGTACAGCCACCCACACGGGCCGCACGAACGCGACGGCGCTGACCTTTATTACAGACAGTAATTTCAACTTCGCCCGGCATTTCACGCTGCGGCGGAGTGGTACACAATGCGTAACGTTGCGGATAGCGCTTACTCTTTTGCAGAACAGCACCGGACAACTCAGTAAGGCGACATGCCGCATTGAGTGAATCAAAGAGGTTAGTCATACCACAGCCTCCGCGAGTAATTCGGATTCCACGAGGCGGCGGGCTTTATCAAGAAGTTCGCGCCGGTAACTGTCAAAACCAACCCAGTTGTGATTACCCAGGATGCAGCGAAAATCCCGCCAGACGCGCTTCCAGACCGAGCGGGGATACCCCGGATGAAAGGTAGCCCTGAGCTGCAAATCTTCCCATACATCAGGAAAGAGGCACTTTTCACGCATCAGACCAGGCTGACCGCTTTTGGCGGCATACCACCCCAGCACGTCGAGATAAACCACACGACGACCATCAGCAGTGCGGGGGCCTGCATAGACGAACGGAATAAGGTCGAACTTATTCACCGACGCATTAATCACATTCTGACTAATGCGGTTCAGGGCATTAATTTCACGCTTTATTGCTGTTTTCATGACGCTATCTCCACAGTTTGTTTTTGCTGGTAAATGCAGCAGGAGTCAGCACCCGGTAAATCAACTCAAGCCAGCCAAGTGCCTCTTCGCGATCCAGACCGACCGAAATAACCAGCCGGGATTTGTCCGTAAAGGTAATAATTAAATCACCGCATTCCTCATTGTCAGACGCCTGGATATATTTCACGATGTCGAAGTTAATAAGACAATCTCTCCCGTAAATATCGGGAATATTAATCGCTGCCATATCACATTCCTTTTAACGTTTCGCCGTAGTTCTTTTTATAAGCCGCTTTAATATGCTTTTTACGCAGGGGAGAACGCTCACCGGCAGCCATGATCCACGCCTGATTCAGCACGTTGGTCAGTATGCGTAACGCGCCGGGTCTCTTCGCGATGGACTTCATTTCGGCCAGTTCTTCCTTGCCTGTAATGCCCCAGGCGTCCGCGATCGCCTCAACGTCGGCATCCTGTACGCTGTCCAGCTTGCAGGTACGCGCCATGCGGCTGACGAGACGTGTCAGGCTGTCATTACGGCGACCAGTGATATCCGACATCCCCTCCGGGTTGCCAATCAGCACCATGCCAACACCGGTGGCGTCCTGAATGGCGCGCATCTGCTCAAACCCCTCGATGCTGAGGTGGTCAGCTTCATCAACAATCACCAGGCCTTTTTTGCCCGTCAGCGCCTTACGGATAGCGCGGGACAGCGGACCTTTGCCGCCCTTAATTTCCCCCAGACCAATCGCCACCGCCAGCTCCTGCAGGCACTCGGTCACACTGGAATGCGCGGGGGAGAGCGTCACCATCCAGGTATTAGCCTTTGAACAGTAATCCCGCGCCGCCGCCGTCTTACCCACACCGGGTTCACCCACCACCACGTTGATACAACGCATCAAACGGGCCGACTGGAACAATTCCTGCAAATCCTGAACCGTCTCAGTCATCACAAACTGCGGTGCCTCCGGCAGCGTGACCTGTTGCTGATAGTTGTCGTACCAGTCGCGTACCTTAGCCGCGAGACGCTCGTTATCCCCGGTATATTTACCGTTGCGAAAGGCGGATAGCGTGGCATCAGCGACGCCCATTTCTTTTGCGATTGTGACCTGCGTAAATACATCACGCGCAATCAAATCGTTAATGGTGTTGATTACTTCATTAATATCGGTCATATTTATTCCTCAAATCTCACTTGTTTCTTTTTTTGAATAACCTGGGCTCCGGCTCAGGTTATTTTTTTATATATCACTCGTCCTCTTCCAGGCGCGCCGCAATCAGCGCCAGCCCGCGACGGTAATCTTCTTTAGCTCCTGCATATTCTTCTTCGGCTTCCGGCTCGACCTGCTGAACGGTCACCACATTACCGACAGGCTGGTATATATTGCCGACCCACGGCTCCGGCTGTTTGTGCTCCAGAACGTTGATATTTTCGCCTTCGGCATCCTGGATTTTTTCCTCGGCGCGTTTACGCATCCCTTTAATACGCTGCTGTTGTTTGTGGTACTCCGCACTGACCGGGAAGGCCGCACGTTTGTTGCCGTTCCAGATAGCTTCACAGATAAAGGAACCATCCAGGCGGCGCACAATAATTTTCTCCGCATTGTGAATGTCATAGCTGATAAGCACTTTACGACCATGTTCGTCACGCAGCTCCGGCGCGTAGTAGATGTTATTGAGCCAGTGGATCTCACACCGGCGAACCGGTTTTTCCACCATCGGACGGAACATGTCGCGCAGCTCCACCTCAGACAGCCACTCAATTTCTGTATCTTCTTCCGCCAGGCGCTTTTTACGGTGCTCGGCGGGACTGTAGTGCTTGCCGTTAGCCTTCATCGGTAACTCGCTGTGCGGGCGGTTGTTGTACCACTCCACACCGTCGCGAATCGCCTCTATCAGTTCCGCCCAGGAGGGCAAATCGCGCATGGCTGACCGCTGCACCGCATTAAGTTCTTTCCCTTTTTGAAGGGCATTAAAAGCCGATCGTAAATCGCGGTTCGTTTTACGTAACGTCTCGCGGTCAGCCCCTTTACCGAAGTACGTGCGGTACTTGCGGGCAATACGCATTGGCAACGTGCGGTTGAGACGTTCGACAATGCCGCGCCCCTGCGGATTACCGGGAATACCTGTCGGGTGACTAACCCCAAGACGCGGGAGTATCCCGACGACCTCTTTATCCATCACATCAGCGGTTTCACCGGACCCGTTATCCGAGTAGTACATAAACGGCTTGCCGTGGTTGCGTATGCCGTGCTGAATGGCACCAGCCACCGCGAAGACGTTTTCCGCTAAATCCAGACTCCAGCCCACAACAAAACGGGTCGCGCCATCAATCACAAAGGTCACTTCCGGCGAGAACGGGCGCCCGTGTATCGGGTGCGCACATTTCAGCTTCATGCCGTGACCGTCACCAATCCAGACGTAATTCACCGGCATTGCGTCCCAGTCGCGGCGCGTAAAGCCCTCTATCTGACGGTATTCACTACCCGTCACACGGCCTTTCTGCTTCACAACTTCCGGCAATTTCTTCATCACACGTCGGATCGCGTCGTATGAGGGAATTATCTGCAACATATAGGGCTCCTCCGCGTGCCGGCGGTTCCATTCCGCCACAAAATCCTCGTAAGCCTCGGTCATGGGACGACCGTTTGACTGCCGGTATTCCGCCAGGAAGTCAGCCAGCCAGCTAATTTCCTCTACCTTCATCTCTTCCCGCTTACCAGGGGCCAGTAAGAGCAGCCGCTCGGCGGCGTTCTGCGCCTGGCTGTACTTCAACACCCACTGATACAGTGGATCACGGCTGATTGTTCTGCCGCTACCACGTTTGGCGTTGGCCGTCACCGCTGCCGCCTGCAAAAGCGGCGGCAACTCTCCCGAACGGGCTTTTGAAACCACATAATTAATCGCTTTAAGCCGCCCGATATTGCCTTTGTCCTCCAGTAAAAAAACCTCCCGCACCAGCGCCGCCCTGGCATCAGCAACCTGTCGCTGATTCTCCGTCAGCGCATTCAAACGCTCTTCCATCAACTGAGGTGAACCGCGATAAGCCTCAAGTGGTGATATCGCATCAGGATCGCGCCGCCGCCTGACGACTGGCTTTGCGGTTTCCTGTGGAGCTTCACTGACCATCAACTGAGCGACATAACGCTCACGTAATGCTTTTTGTGTCACCTCCGGTAAACAATCAACGCTGTACTCGATAGCTTTTGTGCCAGGGCGACGACGGGCGCAATCATCTTCTCCGCCAGCGTAACGCTGTAATGCCTCGCGAATCCCTTTGGTTGTCGCTGGCATTCCTGGAACTCCAACAAGTTCTTTTGCGACAACGTACATATCAGGACGCCTTTCTTATGTAGCTTTTTACCTGGTAACGACTCGGCCAGATCTCTTCCGGCGTAACACCCAGCGCATCAGCAATAATTTGCTGGTACGGACGGCAAGGGGTACGCAATACGCTTTTCAAAGAATCCTTGCTGTAACCCGCCTCGACAGACAAAGAACGAAATGACAAACCCGCCATGTGCAATCGCGCTTTGATAATTTCAGGCGGCCAGTCGTGACCAGGAACTTCTTTTCTGTTCAT